ATAATCGACAGAGCCGCCGTTCTTCCGCATCCACGCAACCGCCCGGGGGTTCGAAAGGGTGAACGTGGTTTTCGGATCAAACAATCCCAGCTGCTGCTGGAGCTGTGCCGCGCCTTTGACCAAGGCGTCGCCTTCGATTCCCTTCACAATCTGCTGGAGCTCGTCCGTGGTCTTCTGCTCGACATCCTGCCAGATCGCCCCCCATCGTTTCAGGGCCTCGGGGTTCGGCGGCTGCTTGACCTCCATCACGCGGGCCGCCGGCTCGGCCTGCTGCACCAGTGGGAAATACTCCTGCATGAACATCATGCGGAACATCACGAGACCGTACTGTTTGCGGAAGAACGCTTCAAGCGCCGGCTGGTGGGCGCGGGCGATGCTGTCCTTCTCCCGGGTCTTCTTCAGGCCGATGGCGGCGCGGGTGAACCGTGCGATGGCGCGGGAGAGGACGGGATGGAGTGCCGTGCTAAACCTCCCTTATCGCCTCGGATAACGCATGGGCGGCCTGCGTGAGCTTTGCGAGCGCATCCTGTTCCGGATCGTTGCTGCCACCAGAGTCCTGCAGGTCGATCTGATCCGGAGGTCGCTGTTTCGGCGGTTCCTCGTCCGGGATCCCCAGCCCTTCATTCGTCAGGATATTCAGCCGCTGCCGGGCCCATTCCTTCGGTGCCACTGCCTCCGGGTTCGGCCCGCTGCGAAGTGCTGCAATGGCTCCCGCGATCTGTACGAAGTCCTCCGGGCTGGCATCGGTGAGTTTCAGTTTGACAAGCCCGGGTTTGCCCGTAATCTTGTCGATGATGTTCAGGTTCCACAGGCTCTCGATGTCCCGCTGGACAATCTTGATCTTCTTCAGGAACGCCCCAATCCGGCTGACGGCTGTGGCGTCGGTGGTGCCCTGCCGGAGCCCCAGCAATTCGGCAGGGACCCCCGTGCCGGCACAGACCCGGAAGAGCGTCACGTCGGAGTACTGCTGGACATTCGGGACGCCGGTCGTGTCGATCACTTTCATGTCGACATCGCCCTCATAAAGGAAGTTATCCTTCGCGTTGAAGTCTTCCTGACTGTCCTCAAATTCATCCCATTCGGTATCAGTCAGGGGGGAGGCATCAAGCCGGTGCGCGTTGACGGTCGTGACGAACTTCGGTGTGCCGTGCAGGATCATCCCGGCGGCGACCGCCTCGGCAACCTTGGTATCACGGTTGATATCATGGATTGTGCGCTCGACCAAGGAGATTCCGTACGGGGAATCTGGGCGGCTCAGGAACTGGTAATGCAGGACCGAGGCGGGGGGCAGCGAGACGGTTGTAATCGTGCTGCCTTGGTTATCCCGGACCTGGCTATAAGAGAGGAGCCTACCCTGAACGTCCGTGACGAAGTCGAACGATTCTGCCGGGCGCGGGATTACATTGATAGGGATGTCATCTTTCTGTCCCCTCCCATACACGATCTCCGCTACCCCATCCCGGACGGTTTCGGCATCGACCGAGAGTTGCCACTGGATATCAAAGAAGTTGATCCGGTCAAGGAATTCCTTGACTTCTTGTTTCTCAGTGGTGCCATCGGTTCTGACCCGTTTAGCAATCTTCTCGTCGATCACAAGGTCGAAGCCGCCCCCAAGCGCGAAGATCGGGAACATGTCGATCGCTTCAGCGATATATCCGCCCTGTAGATAGATGTTCCTAAACCCGCGCAATCGCTGAAACGTGCGGGTCGGATCCTGCATGAGATCGGGGATCACCCTCATGTTCCATGCCTTGGCCCGTGTCGTTACATTGTCGGTGGGGCCTTCCAGCAGGCTCAACGTCCTGCCAAACACTGTGATTTTCATGCCTCCTCCCATACGTAATTTCGCAAATTCTCGATGATATCATCAATTTCGCAGGCTATGCACCGCTCGGATTTGTCACTGTCATTGCGAGAGGGTGAACTTGAGAGGCGGGAGGATATACCCTCCGATTTCTCAATAGCCTCCTTTATTTTTGGTAATTTGCTCATTTTCTTGCCTTCTCCATCTTTCGCCCGGTTGCCCGGATGTGGCCGCCGGTGTTCCCTGACAGTTCTGTCAGCCCCCAGACGCAGGCATCCATGTGGTTCGGGCTGTTCGCACCTACTTCTTCCATCTGGGGCGTATAGCTGCACTGCTCATCCTCAAGCTCGGGGAATTCGTCGACATGGTGCACCCGGCCCTGCTCGTAAAGGTTGGCGATCGGCTCGGCACGCTTGATCTTTCCCCTTGACGCATGCACCATCTTGAACGGCACGTTCGGCTCGATCGCATTGATGTTGCGCTTGACGAGCTCCCCCCCATTGTTGACCTCTCCGACGATGAGATCCGCGTTGAATTCATGGAATGCATTGATGGCGGCCTGCCCCCATTCCAGCGGGGTTGCATGCTCGATTGTCCTGTCAGCGAGCACATAGAAATGCGGGAGTGGGCGGCGAGTATCCATGCCCTGGATGGTGATGCCAGTTGCATTGCTGCCTTCCCCGGAGGTCACAGCCGGGTCGACAGCAACAACGATCCGGAGCATCTCGGGTTCTTTCTGGACACGGTTGGCATTGATCCATACCCGTTTCCATAGGGCGCCTTCCACATCGTCGAGCCATTCCCCATCTCTGAACCGGCGCCGTTTTCTCTCAGACAGCCCCCCGAGCTCCTGCTCGATATACCCATCTGGCAGATTCTCCCTGTTACCTTCTGGGTTCATCTGTAGATCTGTAAAGAGGCCGGGGAATGGGTGCTTGACTTTCGTTGCTGGGTTGATATGCAGGAAGAAGTATAAATATGCCCAGTGGCGTTTCGTCGGGGGATTGCAATCGAAATATGCTTTGTTCCTAAGACCCGGGCATTTCTGCGCGAGGCGGGTGAGGGCCGTCTCGATTGCGTGGAAGCTGATCTGGCTGATCTCGCAGAAGTAGATGGTCGCGTACTCAAGGCCGAGGATCTTCTCGGTGCGTTCTTTGTCGTCAAGACCGCCAATCCAGATTTCACTTCCATTAGGGAACCGGACGAAGAAGTCTGTGCGATCGAAGCGTACCCGACCTTTCAACTCAGGAAAACAAAGTGCCAAAACCTTCGGCAGAGTGTCCATGAAGATTGCGATCTTTGCATCCCGGAAGTGGAACCGGGTGATAAGATGCCGGCTGCCTGGGGATTTGAGGGCCCGGATCACAAGCTCCCTGCAGATCTCGAATGTCTTTCCGCTTCGGCTGCCACCGTGTGCCAGGATGCGGCTATAGGATGCCGCAGCAAGTGCCCGGAGGCGTTTTTGATCTGCGGTCATCCGGAACGCCGGCTGCTGCTGGTACTGGACCGGCATGGCTGCGGCTGCCGTCATAAGTTCGCGTCCTCCTTGTCAAACTGAAGAGTCATATTGCCGGTCTGTTCGACATCGTGCTTGTCTCGCCAGCGGCCGGGCCTCCGGTTCTTCAACCAGAATATCTGCGCAGTTACGTCTGGCACAAGCGACTTCTCGGTAACCTCTTCCCGGATCGATGCCTTGACCTGTTTTCCATCGGGGCCGATCACCGGATCGCCATTGGATGCAAACAGCGGCTTGCGGTATTGTTTCGTCTCTGTAAAGGAGTACCCAAGCGCCCTACGGAGGAGCGTGTTCTCCACCTGCTGGTCAATCTCTTCCTTGCCTTTTTTTAAGGACTTAAGAAATTCAGGATGCTCCTTTTTCCATGCATTGAGCGTGACTTCAGAGATGCCGATCTCTTTGGAAATCTCTTTATCAACCTTCCCGAGCTGCGCAAGGAGTCGGGCTATCTTCGGGTGGTATTCGGCGTTATACCGCGAGGGCCGGCCTACCCTTTTCGGAGGCTTTCCTTTCGGAGCTTTATTCCCGGCTCTTTTCTTCTTTGCAGCCGTCATGCGGTAGCACCTACCTTTTGCGGGAACCTCGTATACCGGGTGCACAGGGAGGCGTGATCTGTCATGAACGCTATGACCCGGGCGACGCAGCACGGTTCGCATCGCTTATGCTTCATGCGGAGGCCCTGCCGGCGCCGTTCGATGCAGACCAGCTCAGTTAGGAGAGACTCGTTGGACTGGTCTATAAACGAGTCAATATACATATCATATGCCGGCCATTTCTCCGGGCAGTCACCGGGTTCACGAAACTTCCCAATGATTGAATATCCGCGATACTGGTCGACGATTTTAACTGCATTCTCCCAATGTGGGACCAGGTTAACCGTGATCCGGTACCTGCCATCATGGATATCCCATCGGGCGAGGTGCTTCATGCTCAGGGAAACCCTAATATCGATGTCCGGGTTGGTTACGGGGCGTTTCATGTTATTTTCATCACGGGACATTATCCCGCAGCCTCTTCATCGCGCCTCCGTAGTGTTCCGGTACCCTCTCATGGCCGTATACCAGTAGCAGAGGTTCAAGGGTACAAAGCACCATGCATTCAGTCCAGCCCAGACTCCGCTCGCTATTCCAGCAAGTGAGATCACGATCAGAGGAGAGTTCACAACCCAGCAGGCGAACCCGAGATGCCGGACGCGCTGGTCCTTGCTTGACGTTCCCCATGCGCCGATCAGACCAAGTGCTGAACCCAGTACCGTAAGGATGATCCCAATGCTTTCAATCATCTTTCACCGTGCCTTTAATTTCCCCGCCAGTAAATCGAGCGAGGTTGGTTGTTCCAGTCCATGCCCTTCATAAACATGCAGCTCCCTTTCTTTGAGGATATAGAATCCATTCCTGACCATGGGGTGGCAACTGGTATCCCGGAGGTATTCGAGCGCGTTGGGGTCAAAGAGTCCGCCGCCGTCCAGACATACGAACCTCCCGGATCGATCCATACCCTGATTGAACATGTGCCCGTGCCCGATGTACATGTTACAGAGATGTTTCGCCGCGAGGTCCCGGGCTACTGAAAGCGGCGTGATACGGAAGTTCTTCGGGTGACAGACCTTCCAGAGTTGCCCGCGTTGGATGAGGTGAATGTGATCGTCAAGGGTGACTTTTACCCGTTCTTGGTACTTATCCTCGGAGATGTTTCCGGGTTTGATACCCGAGAAGATATCGTGCATGCCTTCTCGTCCCATATTGAGATTGATCCACCGTTTCTCGTGGTTCCCCCGACAGAAGAAGATACGATCAAAATGATACAGGAGTCGGCGCAGTTCCTTCCTTGCCTCTTCCTTCTCGCCGTGCCAGGTCATCTTCATGTTCACATTTGATTCAGTCATTTTGATGAACTGGCTCCAGTTATCACAGTCAAAAAAGTCTCCCGCAATGATAAGATCTCTCGTGCCGTGCTCCTCTGCGGCAAGGAACAGGATCTTTATCAGGGTTTCATCCGTAAACGGGACGTGAAAATCCGAGGTGAGGGCGACATTATCGGACTCAAAGATAATCGGTTCGAGTGCGTCGTCTATCATTTTGGCATAAAGACCGTCATTCCTGCCATGTTCTGTTCGGAGTTTACGCATCCGGTCGCGTGCCCATTGGGGGTGATCATGCTGGTACTTATCCCCCTGCTCCTGATTCCGTTTCATCCGTTCCGGGCGAGATTCAGAACGTTTTATAAGGTTCTCACGAGCTGGGTTCATTCAATCTCCTGCTCGATGAGTACCTTCCTATCCTGAAGGATCTCGATCTCTTCAGTGATGTGTGCAACTCTTTTTTGCAGGATTGCCCGGCGGCGCACCGGGTCGTGGTTGAGATTGCCGGGAATGGGAAGAATGTTCATTTATCGTGCCTCCAGAAACCCCGAGTTGATCACCTGAACGTAATCGGCACTCACATGCAGGAACCGGAAACTCTGCTTGCTGCCAAGGATGTTCTCAACCTCCAAGGGGGGATCGAAAAAGAGTTCATACCAGATCTCGTTTCCTCTCCTCTGTGCGGTGATTACCATACAGTCCTGACCCCGCGAAGCTTCCAGACACCGGATCCCGAAGTGTTTGTCCGGCTCATCAAGGTTGACCCACTTTTCATCATGCAGGTACCGTTCAGGTGCATCGTCGATGATACGGACGATTTTCGGCCGGATCTGGGAAATGTGGTGGACTTCTGACGGGCGCATGGTAGCCTCAATATGCGGTGACACAATCCCCCGGTGGTTTCTTGTTCTTTTGGCGTCTCGGTGTGGGACGATCCTGGAATACCCGACACGCATACTGCTGGCACGTTGCGCAGGGCATATCCTCGGGGCGGTGCCCGCAGGGTGTGGATTCATCGACCGGATCAGTGGTTTTCACGGGAAACCTCCTGTTGTCGTGCTCCCTTCTCGTAACCCCACCCTTTCTCCTGTCATGCTTTCTCTCCTTAACCCCGGGGTATATCTGATATCAATCCGTGGCTCGTATGGGTGCGGGTCTTGGGATAATGGAGCCGGGCGATCACAGTCCGGACAAGTGCCATCGTTCCCGGTGCATTCCTGGCAGACCATTTCTTTCACCTCTTAATTCCCGGTTGCCGGTTCGACCCGGCTGCCGGGGACGTGCGATAGCATGTCGATATTCCCTGCCGTCTTTGACAGGGTAATGAGCTTCTCTGGGTTTGAACCAGGATTGTCCTGACAAAAGCTCTGACCGATTGATTTTAGGGCATTAGAATAGGTGGCAAAGGCTTCTTCTTCCGAGTTAAACAACCCCAGGTATATCCGTTTATTATTTGCCCAGATTTTTGAGCTCCATTTCCCATCTAATCTATGAACGCCCGGAAATCTGCTCCTTTTTTCGTGGTGGCGGTTCTGGTTATTCTGGCGAGGGGTTACAAACCGGAGATTCGATTTTTGATTATTCAACCCGTTTCCGTCGATATGATCAATTTGCATGCCTTTTTCGGGTCTTCCCAAGATAGCTGTATGCATATAGATGTTGGTACGTTTTCGTGGGTTGACTACTGGTTGACTGATTGCGTAGAGGGCATTATGAACCCTGATGGTGTGCCATCTTGATGTTTTAAGACGATCATAATCTTCATCGTCAATAAGTGCCGTTTGTCCCTTAGTGAGTGGAATTTTCATCATGATTTTAAATTGTCATATGATGCCCCCCCGCAACCGGGAGATGTGTGTGGAACCCGGTTGACAGGGTGAGGGGCCCGGGCGGCTCCGAACCGCACCGTCAAGGTCTCCGAGTGGAACGCGGGCCCGTATAGTCATATTTCAGTACAGGTCGGAATAGTCCGGGAACCTGCCGGTCTTCCGGATGGTTTCGAGACATTCAGATGTGATCGGTTTCCAGCTCACGGCCTGCGTGCCGAACCAGCCACGGAAGTAGTAGTGTTTCGCACCGGTGACAATACCGAACTCGACGAGGTAGATCCACGCACCGGCTTCGATGGCGTACCGGTACGTCTTCACTGATTCGGCAGCATCGACCACTTTCATGACACCGTTAGCGATCGGTTCTTTCTGGTCGGAAACCAGCCAGTGACGGGTTTCCCCATCCATCCTGTGAGCCGGGTCTATTCCTTCGGCCTTCGGGAAGATCACTGTCTTGGAAGTGACCTGCTGGATTGCCGGGACAACGAATTTGCTGAACACGTAGAGCAGCCCGGTATAGATCAGCACGTATTCCGCCCACAAGGGTGAGAATATAGTCTGCCAGTTGGCGATGTTCTCAAGGGTGATGACCCCGGTCTGTACCGCGAAGAACCCGACAACGAACGAGTATACGATTGTTGCCGCGAACTTCGACCAGCTCCACGGTTCCCCGGTGCTCATCCTTGCGGAGAAGTACCCGAGAAGCCCGTAAGCGAGCGCCATTATGATTGCCACGAAAAGCAGCAGTATGTAGTTTACGTCCATTTTTCATTTCCTCTTGAACAGGTTGATCAACCATTCAATCAGGATTTGCCACCAGCTCCTGACCGGCTGGGGAGACGGTTCAAGCTCGAAGACCTGGTCTGGCTGCGAGCTGTCATCCACCGTCCGGCTCTGCGCGATATGCCCGTCCGCGCTGACGGTGATCGTGTACATCCGGCCTTTCTCGATGGCGAATTTCTGGGGGGTGATCCCGATCACGATGCCATCGACCGATACCTGCGCCGGCACGTTGCAGGACACAGATATTGACTTGTAGATCGTCGCGCCTGCGATCAGGGCTTCCTCATCGTCAAGGATGACCATCCAGACGCACTGATCCTGGGCGACCTGGTAATACTCTTTCGGGAGCTTGCCGTGCTGCCCGCACCAGGTTCCCCACGAATGTTCAATATCGAGCGTATCCGGGGTGTAGCCGGTCACGACCTGCGCGTGAAACCCGGCGATATTGCCACTGGGGACCGGGTAGGTGCCGTCCCCGCCGGCCATTGTTACATAATTCTCGTAGATTGGAATGGCGCAGATTACGAACCCATATTGCCAGATGGCGTCGCAGATCTCGTCCCATGTGGCGTACCCGTCCTCCCTGCCGACCATCGCCCACCCTTTGATTTTATGGAGCGTTGCGAACTGTTCGGCCTGTTCCTGCGTTACACCGCCGTTGGCTGCCGCGCGCACGCCGGGCGGATACGCCCAGACGCATGTCCTTTCCTTATCGGTGTGCCACTGCGATTCGAGGAATTGCCCGATATCCCGCCATGCACGGGCATTGAACCGGATCTCCCCTCCGGACGGATAGGTGATATTGCCGACGTGCCGCCCCATCTGGTACGCGGCCTCTGCGCTGAACGATTTCGGAAAGAGGATATCGCAGCGCGTACCGATGGCGTCAACAAAATCTTTCTGGAATTTGGCTTTATCTTCAGCGGTCGGGAGGTCTTTTGTGAGCCGCATGTAGTTCAGATCGGCAGCGCGGGCGTACGCCTGCCCGGTGCAGGTACCGCCCTTGTCCTGATCGCGGTCAGCGGTGTCCTTGACGTATGGGTTGTGCCATTCGGCAGGCTGGGGCGCAACCATCGCCATCAAGGATCTCATTTCCCGCAGGCTCCAGTCCTGCGGTTTGCCGGTCGGGGGTGGATCGAGAACAGGAAAAAGGGGGGGCATGATTGACAAAGGATTGAAAAGAGGATGATATACCGATTAGGGACGTGCAGCGCGGCGCTTCGCGGTGTCGTGCGGTGCTATGCGGTGCTATGTGGTAAGAGGATAGGTCTTTGCCCTGATTTGCAGGGTTTTCTGACCCGCCGATACCATTCGAGGCAGGTCGGGCAGACACAATCCAGATGTTCCATGGGATTCCAGTCCGGGGGGAGCGCCTTGGTTTTCAGGAGCGGGCGGCCGCAGAAGGCGGAGGTCTCGGACTCCATGAAATGTGCTTGTTTCCGCTTGCGCTTGCTGATCTGCCATGTCATGCGTTTCTCTTCTTCCATCACTGGTTACCTCCCGCCCGGCAGGAACAATGTCCCTGCAGGGATCTCCTCGGAGTGCTCCGCGATGTAGTTCTCCATTGGAGTCGGTTTTCCGGTCGAGCGATCCGCAATCGCCACGAACTGGGCCATCGCGGCCGTGAATGGTGACATCCCGATCTCAACCTCCATGAGGAGAACCTTGATCCGGTCCCTGATGATCCGCCCGGAGAGATTCGTGTTGAGCCGGTTGCCGCTGGCCCGCCTCTCATAGACCACGGGGAACTCGATCATGTAGGGGAGATTATCCTTCTCAAAGATGAGCGTATAGAGCGGGATCTCGCCCCGCATGTCATCCTGAATCCCGATCCGGGAGCATCCATTCCTGACGAGCATCAGCTTGATCTCGGCCATGGTGCGGTCGATGGGTACCTCGGTCTCCTTGTAGATAGTCCGGTTGGGTTTGAGGTATGCGATCCGGTGGGTCATATGACGATCGCCGCCTTCTCCGGCTTCACAAGTTCGGCTGCCGTTCCTGTCAGGATCGCATCAGGGTATTTCACCATGAGATCCCGAACATACTGGACAGCCTCTTTTTTCCGGTCGTTTCCGACGAATCGTTTTCCTTCGTTTGAGAAGACTTTCAGTTTCTCGTTGCCCGGTACTTGCGGCACCCGGTAGGCAGAGGCAGAGAACTCAATCTTTCCCGATCCATAATCATGACCTTTGTTGAACAGGACAAACCATTTGAACGCGGTCTTCTCTACGATTGCCTTTTGCTTTGCGGCGGCATCCAGAAATGTCCTGATGGTCTGCTGGTCGCGGTTGCCCCATTCGGTTTGCTGGTTAATATTCCCGATATCATACTCGTCTTTAAGCCGCTCAAGGGCGCCGGGGCCGTAATCTTCATACATGCTGGTCATCGAGACATCCTCCGGCAGTCTGCAGGTACGGCTGCAGATCCTTCTTGAAAATGAATTTCTTCTTGTAGAATCTCAACAGGGTGTATGCTTTGCTGACAAAATCGACCATCTGATCATCAGTCAGGGTCTTTTCGGCATGATTGAGGGCACCGAGCCGGTACTCGTCCACGAAGGGATGGGTAACCGTAATCAGGAACAGGGTCTGGTCTGGATCGATCATCGGCTCCAGAGAGACCCATGTTGGAATACCTTTTTCATGAGCTGCCTTGAGGGCTTTTACCCGTTCGGTGGTGGGCGCTGCATTCGGCTCCCATTTTTGCCGATCCTCTTCACGGTTGAAGACGAGCGTTGTCCCGTACCGGCACAGATCAGGCCGCGATGCGAGACGCTCAAAATCAACCATGCTATTGATGCCCGCCTTAGTGAGCACTGTGAAGTGAAGTCCATGGTTGATTAGGATGCCAATCGCTGTGCTGGTGAGGTGATGGTACTGTTCCAGTGGTTGGTATGGGTCGGTTGTGAAGCTCATCAGGATCTCGCGCTGGTCGTTTGCGGCTGCCAGCTCTGCTACATCAGCCTTGAGCAGGTTGATCGCATTCTTACGGGGATTCGCCTGTAGGAACTTCTCGCGGTCGGTTCTGGTCGATGCGGGCGCGAAGCAGTACACGCACCCATGCGGGCAACCCCGATACAGGGAGACGGCGAGCGGGGCGTATTCCAGCGCCCGGCCCCGGGGCTCGTAGATGATCCTCATAATACCAGCCTCCATTTTAGGCCGACAAGTTCGGCGGGAATTCCCGCCTTGGTGAGCATTGAGATGAAAATCCCCGGGACATCGATCCGAAGTGGTTCGGGGATTATGCCCTCTTCAAAGACGGTTCCCTGCCTCCGTTGCCGATCTACCTCAATGTGCCCTGCTGCGAATCTTGCATGAATTTCTGACTTTATCTCATCGAGTATGTGGCGCAGTTGTCTCCCGTCAGGAACGTCGAGGATCAAATCAAAACAATCGGGGCCATGATCAACATAAACGGATAATTGGATTTTCATCACGTCCACCCCCGGACATCCGGCATATGCTTCTCCAGCCCGCTCGGTTTCCGGGCTTCACAGGCCACGTTTCTGAATAGATAACGGCGCCCCTCAGCTCGCAGGTGATCTGGATTCGTGCATCCCAGAGGGATTAAGGGGCAATACTTATTACCGCAATGACAGGGGGCAGTCATAACTTAACACCTGCTGTGTGCATTACTTGATGGAAAGCCTCGTCGAATTCCGGGGTAATCACAGTAATTGCAACCCAACCCAAACAGAGACGTTTCATAGCCTCTCCATTTGTGATATAGAATCCCCCATATCTACCGATAGAAAGGATTATACTACAGCTCACTCCGGCGCCTCCTTGCCCTTTTTCTTCTTTGCCGGCGGTTTCTCTCCTCCTAGTGAGGCAGTGACAGTATACCCTTTACCATCAAGGGCGCCGGAGTTCACTTTGTCCGCTGCAGCCTGCAACACAACAGCGCCGGCTATTTGTCCCTCTGCAATCCCTTCGTCAATCAGTTTCTGGTATATCGCCTGTGGATCCTGACCGGTGCGCTCTGCATAGGCTTGGATCTTCCTTTCAAGCGCGATCACGTCCGGGCGATCAGTGAAATCTTTCTCGTAGTCTTCCAGTGTCCGGTTGATGGGTCTTGATACGTCGAAGGTCAACGTCGCGGAATACTTGACCATCTGAACATCACAACGGGGGATCCCGAACTCCTCCGAGATTCCCCGGCGGATCCGTTCGGTGAGCTCATCCATCATCTGTTCGAGATTCCCCGAACCTTCGACACAGATCCCCAGTTGCTTGGCCTCAATCATGTACTGTGGTTCGCTCGGCTTCACGTCCGGATCCCATTTGATCGTTCCTTTCGTTTCCAGTGACATTCTCCTCACTCCTTCTCAATTCTTGGAGCTACAAGGTACTCCAGTTCGATTTCATCGACCGTGCACTCGATTTTGATCGGGTGATCGGTGTTCATACTCACGGTGACAGTCTCAGTGTCCCGGAATACCCGGCTGATCTCTTTCAGGTAATCGGTCGAGAACAACGACATCACCGGCTCTTTGAGTGATTTGACGGCCTCGCCTTTAATCTCCTTAATGAGTAGATCGGTATCACCTTCGGTGGTCAGTGTGAGCACCGTGCCCTGCAGGGAGAACCGGATCTTGTCGCCGATCCGGCTCATCGCAACGATGCTCTCCTGCAGTTCCTTCGCGTTGATCTCGACCATTGCCGGCAGCACGATGGTCGGCGGGTTCGGGTCCTTGCGGATGGTGTTGACGTCCAGGAGCGTGTTGCTGTACCGGGTCTTTCCATCCGTGATCAGGAGTTTGGCTTTTCCGTCCTGCTCGATCTCCAGCATGCCGGCTTTCATGAGGCTGGCGGCGGTCTTGAGTTTCGGCAGGTCGAACCCGAGGATCCCGGTCTCTTCCTTGTATTCCACAAAGGCCTCTTTCGGCATCTTCGCGCTGATCATGGCGACGTTGGCAGCGTCCACCACCCGGACCTCGATGCCGGTGTTCTTCAGATATACCCTGCACTCTAGCGCGATCGCGAGGACTGCCTCGCAGAAGGCCAGGAACCGTGTCTTCTCTATACGCATCATGATTTTTTCACACTCCTTTTTGGGGGATCGTTCGGACATGCTTTCATCTCGCGGAGTTTTTCACCCGTTATGCGACAGCGACCTTGAGGGTAATTCTTTTCCTTGCCGTGATCCTCCGGTACGATCATCTTCTCTGGGCAGTCGTCCGGGCATCGCATGATCGCGGGACGTTTCCCTCCGCAGTTCGGTTTCTTGCTCGCGCCTTTCTTCATTATAGGGGAATCGCCAGCAAAGTGCGGGGGTTGGATGGGATATGTACAACCCACCGCCGACCGCGCCTGCTCAGTCTTATGCGGACAACTGTAAGCTCCATGCATACAGCTCCCCATCGAATTCTTCTCCGGACAGGGGCCGAAGCGGTCCGCCTCCTTGGTTATCCAGAACGCACAGGGATGGCTGCCGGCGGTCTCCTCCATCAGCACCTTCGCGCTCTTGGGGCCGCCTTTGAACAGCAGCTCTCCGAGCCGTGGGCAGGTCTCGTGAAAAGTCTTCCGGCCCTTGTGGTGCCCGCAGGTGCCGCAGCAGTGTTGAATAGGTTGCGGGCCGCCACCGGTGCCGGCACTTGGGGGCCGGGCGGACTTCTTCCGGAGTGCCTTCGCGACGCAATTCTCTTTCTCTGGATCATGCGTCAGGCAATCCGGAGATGACTCGCACCGTTTGCAGCGGGGATCCTGCACCGTGGATCTCCCGGATTTTCTGGAAATGACAAAGTCCATGAAGGTGAGCTGCCGGGATCCGGCTATCTTTGTATCCGTTGCATCTGGTTGCTCTTTCTGTACCGGTTTCTTGGAGGTTGGTTTGTCTTTTTGTGCCGGTTTTTCAACATCGCGAAGTGGGGCCTCTGTCACTTTTGTGTCACTTCCCGACTGGTCATCGTAGAGATGATTCGGGCAATCGGACCGGTGGATATTCTGCGGGGTCTTTCCCAAGGTCTGGCAGATCCTTATCGGATTGCCGCAGTGCGGACCCGGATAGGGTTTGTCGACCACGTCTTCGCACTTTTTCTCCAGGCATTCCTTCAGTGAGCAGTTCCGGGCCGGGGGATTCTTTTTTATGTCAGGAACGCTTTTTGAATCGGATGCGTCTGGTGCTGGCAGCATCTTCGCGGGGATCCGCCAGAGCGGGCACTCTTTCAGGTCCTTGAAGGGCACCCTGATGAGTGGACAGGTAGTGCCCTTATGTTCAATCCGCTGAATGCCGTCGGGGCAGGAGGTGCCGCCACAAGCATGGCCGGACTCGAACGCATCGCGTGAAACGTCCTGGCACCGGTCGATCGCTGCTTTGATCTGGAGGATCTGGCTCTCCTGGAACTTGGGCTCCTTGCCCAGGACATTGCAGGGACATACTCCCCAATCACCGAGAGGTTTTCCCGTGAATGCGCAGGTGCCGATCTTGGCGGGGACCTTGCTGCTTTCCGGCTTACCCTTCACAAAAACGAACTTCTCGCCATCGACAAGGATCTTGTACGGGCATTCCTTCGGACAGTTCCGTGGGCCGGGTCGGGAAGTATACGGGCCGTTGTTGAGCTGCCCGCTGATGTGCCGGATGAAATGATCCGCATCCATCTCCTTGACGCAACAGTGCATGCTGCCAGGCATTCCGTGCGTGACGGCGCAATGTTGCGGGGAGTCGGGATACTTTGGATCTTTCTGGAGATCGATGCACTTTCTTTCCCGGCAGACTGCGACGCCAAATTTCTTTTCTTTTACCGGCTTTGCCGGACATGATGACATTATGATACCTCCTTTTTTCGTTCCTCAAATCCCCCACACCCCCGGGCCCGCTTCCATGAGTGGGTGCACAGGCCGTGCATCTGGCAGCGCTGGAAGGTCTCCCGGAACCGGCACGGGTGCAGCATGCGCCTCTTGCGGCTCGTGTGGTGCGGTCTTTTGCGGGGGTGAACTTTGACGCCCCGGCAGTGCTGACACTTATCAGATCCGCGCCGCATGTAGTGTTCTTTGCACACCGGACAGATCACGTATCCCCGCCGGTACATCCGGTGACAGCTCCCGCAGCAGGGCGTCATATTCGCTGGATCGTAGTAGGCTTCTTTAGTCAGGTACATCCAGTCCTCATCGTGGTGCGGGAGGGTCGCCGGGTGCTGCATGCAGTAATGGCAGGTCTCGCCTTCGATGCGTTTCGCGGCGATTGCCTGATATGAGGGATCCGCCCACCATTCTGCGGTCTGTGCCTTGTGGTTCGCGATACGGATCTCCTGCGGGCAAACGGCAGCTAGAGCCATGCAACCCACCACCACCGGCTCCGGATCGTCAGTGCCAGCATGAGCAGGAGCACCAGCACGATCACGATCCACATGCGGCGCTCACCGGGGGTCATGACGCGTCACCGATATCCTGTTCCACGAACCCGGCGGCTTCCTGAACGAAGTTTGGCGTGTCGGGATCTTTTGGAAGCCCGATGCACCGGATCACGACCGGCTCGATGTCTTTCCATGTCAGATCAATCTGGCAGGCGTGGGTGACGCCATCAGCTAATTCGTCCCGTTTCCGCTGCCAAGTATAGAGCTGATCGTCATAGATGTATTCGGGCCTGAACCGCTGCCGGCGGATCTCGGATGTGACAGCCTGTTTGATAGCAAGTTCCCGGGCCCGGGCAGCCTGTTGCTGATCGATCTTCCGGTTCTCCTCATCGGTGAGCAGCTTGCGCTGCTCCAGGAGTTTCTTCCGGGCGCGATCGGCAACCAGTCGGGACCGGGCCCGGATGGTCAGATGGCGCTCTTCTTCCGGCCCGAGGATCAGTTCCTCCTCAATGATCCGGATGGCTTCCGAGACATTCCCGGTACCGACTTCATCGACAAAAACGCGGTGAACATCATCATCGACGGTGACATTGATGCGCCTGAATACCAATTCAGACCAACCCCATTGTTTCCAGTCCGGCTCTTCCTTCCTTCCTTCCTTCCTGAGAGTACGTACTGAGTGTGGTGTGTAACACACCACACGATTCCTCTTGGAAAGGTCGATCTGTTGTTTTCTCAGGTTCGACAGGAAAAAGAGGGGTCCGGCACCATGCGTGATCGGAATATTTATAGTATCCCAGATCCCGCATGATCACACCCATGACGTTCCAGACCCGGCGCTCCCGGTACCGTTCCGGCCGGTCTTTCGGTCTCCACATTCCCGGGTTCGGGACCGTCACACCTTCCACAGCACGCCGGTATTCCTCGGTGTTCTCGATAATATCGATAATCCGCGTCCTTGAAACGACCGGCACGCCTTTGAGTTCCCGGCGCGTGATCTTCTTCACGACCGTGAGATATGGTTTGAACTCAGCGTACTGGTAGATCGATAGCGGGAACCGGGTTTTATCCTTGCAGTTGCCGTGCACGGTTCACGCCCCTTCCATCCGTTCCCCGGCTTCATTGACCAGGTATTTGACCGCATTTTCAAACGAATCCGCGAGATCCTCACGCTGGATCTGTTTCAGGATGTTCCATTGTTTTTCACTGAATGTGATGACAACCTGCCGGGGCGCGGCCTGCGTTGAGCGTGGCAATTCCCTTGGCGCCCGTTCATCGGCAGGTGCTCTCACCTGCCCGGCGGATGTGAACACCGCGCCATTGGCTTCTGCGGCACGCTGGCGCTGGATTATCGGGCAGACAGTCAGGTTCCTGACCAGACTGCCGGTGAGATCGCACTTGTTCCCGAGAACCTGTTGTCTGACGAGGTGGTCGCGGCCGTTCGGTGCCGGGCAGGGTTCCCCTTCCTGGCAGGGGGGTTTTTCTACATTCAATACATTGCCTACATTCGCTACATTTGGCGGCGGGTTCTGCACCGGAGCGTATCTCTCCTTGAGCTGCGCAGCGAGCGGGGCCGGTGGGGCATCGGGTGGTCTCTCCACTGGCAATGGTCGTTTTACCTGTCCCATGGGTGGTTTTTCAGTTCGCGGTTCTTTTGCCGATTCTGGCGTGGGATGTGTTCCTTTCTTGCCAAATGGCAACTTTTTAGAACGCGACCCTGATTCCTCTCGGAATCCTTCCAGCGTTTTTAGTAGATCACCAGCTGTGATCTTTTCATTCCGCTTCAGGCAGGCAACCACATAGTTGAGTCCCTTGATCCGGAGTTCGTCATCTTTCAGGGCAGTGATCTCCCGCGCTGCACCTGCGGGGAAATGTTCATAGATGAGCGTCCGGTCGATTCCCTGCTTTGAGATTTTGTCAACCAGTTCCCGGTACGCCTTGATCCGGGTAACCTCACTTGGTGAAAGCCCGCAGAAATTCCCATCTCGTTCAAGCTTCTCGTAAAATTCAGGACATCTTGTCATAATCTCCTCCCGGCAGCATCCCGGAATATCTTCCGTACCGAATCCCGGACATCTTTCATATCCGGATCATTCTCGCCGTCCCGGAGCTCGCAGGTGATCTGGCGATCGTATCGTTTCTCACACCTGCCATTCCGGCCACCGCATTTCAGGCGGCCGATCCGATCCCTCATTGTCAGCGGGCACATCATCCCGAGATCGCCCCCTGGAGCCGGATCGCCCGGTGCTCAAAGAGAACGTAGACCGGCACGTTGTCGCCGTGCTTCCGGATGAGATCCCTATAAAGTATGTCCTGTTCCACTCTCCCGAGCTTCGCCTTTGCCAGGATCTGCTTCGCGGTCGGGCCGGTGATAGTCTTCGGGGGTTTGCGTGCGCTCTTGTTGCGCCTTGATTTTCGGGCCATCGATATCACTCCGTTACCTGAACGATCTGAATTCCCGATCCCCCACAACCGGGACAAGGTTTTTCGGATATATTCGATGTCCCACCACCAACAGATGCACCTGTGCCAAAAGAGGGTTCAACTCCACCGGCCCCGTTACAAACCGGGCATCTGATTTGCTGAAAATATGTCCCCATCACCATCACGCCCTTGCCGGTAGTGCCGCCTGATCGTTCGCTATCGGGCGCTTCAGCCCGGACGCATACAGGATGCTCCCCCGCCATGAAATCCGGATCTCCTGATGCTGTGACGGCGCGGTATAGATATATTCTTTGCCGTGCTCCATCCCCTCAGGTGTCAGCCGCCACAGAAAACCGTCCCGGTACTGGTATCCCTTGTTTCGCAGGTACCAGTTCAGCCGTTCGGCATTCAGGAGCGGGTCGTTGCAGAGCTTAACCAGACCGGAGGGATTGTACCAACCGTTCTCACCATGAATGACGGACGGCACGAGCACGTCAGCATATTCCGGAAGACCGCATTTCCTGAGCGCGGCGGCCTGCATGACGCGGGGGTCGGTATCCGTGAGCTCCGCAATCCTCCGGGCCTGCTGGAGTTCGGTGTCGAGGTTTTGGGTTTGCACAATCTCCTTACCCCCAGTACTCATTTTTTCAAGGATCGATTCCCTGAGCTCAAAGAGCCGGTCGATGCTTTCCTCACCGGTCTTCTTAGGCCGCATCAGGATCAGGAGCCGGTCAAACCCTTTGCGGTTCAGGCACCGGAACCGCTGCATCCCGCCGGTGGTTGACAAGGGTATGAAAACCGAACAGGGGCTTAGCCACTTTTCAAAGGCTTTGAACTTCTTGCTGATGGTGCTGTCATCAACCCCGATCATCTCAGAGATATCGACCACCGGGATTACCGGCCCGATTTCTGATGGGATCACCCGCACGGTCTGGCCGACCGGGACGAGTTCGCCGGTCATGGTGCCGCCTCGTAGTAGGGGCATTTCCCTTTCCCGGCGCAGGATGGGAGACTGAAGATGCGGGTATGGAACATTGCACAGGACATATCGAAGATTTTACAAACGATGTGGTTCTCGTTGTCGCGGTGCTTACAGTCGTCGGGGTATTTGTCGGTCATGCCTTCGCCCCATATATTCTCTTAATCCACGAACAGAGGCATCTGGGAGAACAGAAATCATGCTGGGTGGTTGCTACCGGGGTAAAGACATCGCCGCCACCTATGATATCGACAGAATAATCCTCGTTGGCATTGATGCGGATCCAGCCTTTGTTCTTACCAACATCGGATCCTTTTCCGCACCCGTCGCATATGATGACTTCAACAGAACTCATGTCTTCGCCTCCACCGGCATGAGTTCAAGGTTCTTCCGATCCAGCCACTCAGTGCCGCTACCATAATCCACCAGAACCTCGTTCCCATTGATTGTGGTTTTCACGACCGTCCCGATACCGGGGAACAAAGGATGTGTCACGGTATGCCGGACTTTGTCTCCTCTGGTGATGTGGCGGGCTGGTACCGGGCCGGGATCGCTTTGTGGTGACTTAGTAGCCACTTCCGGTGCGGGTCGCTCTCCGGGGGATGACATCTCCTCCGGGTTTCTCTCGTCCCGAAAACGTCCGTGCTCCGGCGCCTTCTTTTCCGGCCCCGTGGCGATCTCAAGTTTGCTCACATCGAGGGTATACTTCTTCCCTTTGCCATTGCGAATCGTGACCAGATCGCCATCCCGGACAAGGACCGTGCCGGTGCCGAAGAATAGTTTCCCATCGACGGGTTTGATCTGCCTGACATTGATACCGGTTATGATCCCGTCCGGGGGGGGCGCCATTGTAATTTTATCACTATTTAATTGTGATGCCGTTACCGTTTTTTCCCGCAATTTAAGAAATCTCTGACGGATTCCATTGCCCTTCCGATTGCTGTCCCGGAATAATTTTCGGTATGCCTTGATGGCGTCGTCTTTGTCCTTGCAATCAATGATGGCCTTGTCCTCGTCGGGTGTCCATCGGATAACCGCCCCTCCTTTATTGCATTTCCGGGCATCAATCTTCTTTTTTGGCGCCGGCGTGCGCTTTTCTACCTTTTCCGGCTTCTTCTGCCGCTCCGCTGCATCCGCAGCCTCTTTGAGCGCGAGCGCTTCCGGGTAGGGTTTGCCGTGCTTCTTACAAAGCCTGCGGGCCGGTTCGTATTCGGGGTCTTTGTGGGAATATGGAATCTTCCATTTGTTGAAGTACCGATTTCCCGACTTGATACCGGCTCCTTTCTTCTCAGGTTCCGGCTTGTCCTTCTTTCCCTGGATCCGGTAGGCATACCACTTAAGGTAGACCGAATGCTCGTTCCGCTGGCCGGGGAACTTCTCCTGATACTCTTTCCATGCCTTGTGCCAATCGGGATCGTTCAGGTGCGCCTTGACAACCGCGTATTCCGGTTCCGTCCATCGTGGTGACGCGGCATTCTTGGCGTTGGATTCTTTTTTCCCGAGTTTGTGGATCGGTGCCAGTCTAGAGTAGTGCAGGGTATTGACCTGCAGACCGATCAGGAATCTCTGTACCTCCTCCGGGGTTGCATCATGGATCTGGATATCGATTTTCATTACGCAACCCTCCCGAAAAAGTGAAGGACATAATCCCTGTTCATGATGAAGTGGCCCCGGTGGAGTGCACGCCACGTTTTCTCGAACTCCTCCGGGCTCTCGAAGCCCTCAAGGCGGTACAGGTCGTCCCTGACATATGTGATCCACGTTGCAGGCCAGATATCGATCAGGACAAATTTCGCACCGAGGATCTGAAAAGTATCACCGATCTCGTCCATCTTCTCGCTTCGTGTCGTACAGATCTTCCGCCCATCGAGTGCAGCTTCGGCCATGGCATCGGAAGAGGGGATCTCAATTTGTGCCATCAGTCCGCCCCCTGATCGAAAAATGCCTCTCGCATTGCCGCGAGAAGTTCTTTGAGATTGAATCCCAACGAAATATCAAGATTCTGTTTCGTGTCGAGGACGTTCAGATAGACTCTTTGGTCGATGAACTCCAATGTTCCGGGATAGTCCTCAAAGTCCCCTTCTTCTTCACGGGGCAACGCAAGTACTGATACGAGTAATCCTTTTTCCATCTCAATCACCTCGGTAATTCCCGGTGCCGGAGTTCGGCCAGCGGGACGAGGTCGCCGATTTCCTTTCGCTCTTCATTGTACCGGAGGAAGAGGGCCATCCCGGTTTCATAGTTGACCGTCCCGAGCCAGCCGGCTTGCTTGGCAGTCCTGGCATCCCGGGACTTGAGTGGGTCCCTTGGTTCCCACCAGACGGTATCGCCTTTCCTGAACTGTGGCGGTTGCTGGAGCTGCGGCATCAGTCTGCCTCCCTCATCTCGCGCCAGACCGGGAGACAATTCAGAGTGCGGCGTATGCATGCCAGATCATCGCCATCGACATCGGGATCGAGGGTAAAATAAAGACAGGGAGCATATGTGCACCCGGTGCAGCGATAGACGGGCATCACGCACCCCCGGCTTCCGGGGATTTCCGCATCTCAAGGAACGACGCCGACAGATCCGCAATATGCATCAGGACAATGATCGGGAACTTGCCGCAGGCATTGGTGATGGCGAGGTTTCCCGCGTACGAGCAGCGGATGTCATCGTAGGCCATCATGTGCCACCGGATCGCCATGATCTCGGTATCGGTCAGCTTCAGGTAACGCTGGATCAGGATGGTGGATTTCTCCCCGTGCCCGAGCGGGAACTGGTCGTCGATGTCGATATAGGGTTCCTTGACCCACTCGGAGAACCCGCCGGCGAGCTCTTTCTTCACATTCCTGGTCGAGGTCTTGTAGAAATTAGCCTTGCAGACATCATGCAGGAGGCCGATGATTTTCAGGGTATCTTCCGGGTAATCCCCGGCAAATATCCGGGACAGGGCTACGAGGTTGTGGTAAGCTGTGAGGGAATGGTGCAGCAGGCCGCCGTCCCGGGCATCGTGGTATTTCGTGGACGACGGAGCGATAAAGAAGTCGGTCTTCTCGGTGAGATACTCGAGAAGGGCCGGCATGCCCTCCCGCCCGGCTGACTTTAGAAGTTGGTAGAACTCTTCCCGCTCCCGGCTCCAGGTATCCGGCTTAGCCTGCTGTTGTTCCGGCTGCACCGCATTAGGGGACGTGCAAGTTTCCTGTGGCGGTGCTGCGGCCGGTTGTGCGGGTTTCTGCTGCGTCGGATCGCTCAGTTGGGCGGCCCAAGCCGGTTTCTGTACCGTCTTCCATCCCGGCTGGATGAACGCTGCCTTATCCTTCGTGAACTCCAGCCAGACATCGGCGTGGATCTCGGGCGGTTGCAGGAACCCGGCCTGCCTCCATTCCTGTGCCATGCCGGGCGTGATTGCGTAGGTCTTCAGGCTGCCGTCCTGGACCGCGAATGTCGCTGATCCGCTCGTATAGGAATCGAGCCGGCCGACGATCGAGTCTCCGCCGGGCTTCCCTGCCGATTTGTTCTCGCAGTCATGGCGGGAACCGTCCGGATTCTCTGGCGGGAAAAACCCGCCGTTTGGTTTCTCCCTCCAGACGACGGTCTCCCCGCACTTCTTGCATTTCGACATCAGAACCGACCCCGGGGTATGACCTCATAGGTAGTCGATCCTTGCTTGATCGTGCAATACTGGTCAACCCGGACTTTGCCCATCACGGCCTCCAGGGTCTTCAGGGTCGGGCCGTCCTTTGCGATCTTCTCACGGGCGCGCCGGTACTCCAGCTCCGCCGCTTCGGTGCACATGCAGGGCCAGTCCTTCACGATCCGTTCGGCATCGAGCACCCGGAACTTCTTCCCGGGGATCTCGCGCAGCTCGCAGTTCATGTCCTGTCGGATGCCGGTCTTCAGGGCCCGGTCGAGCAGCACGGCTCTCTGAGCATACAGCCGCTGGATCTCGTCTTGTAAGGCTTTTGTCTGCTGGTCGATATCGTAGATTGACGAGAGCAGCCTGTCATCCGGTGCCGTGGTGTAATCCATCGACAGGACGACTTGAGCGCCATCGCCGGGCAGCGGGTTCTGTCTCAGGTCTTGCGCCTCTTCAAGTGGTGACAGCATAGTCACTCGCTCCTGCGGTGTGCTGCCGATCCCTCGCGCTGGAGGATTCTCCGGGCCATCTGGAATACGGATATTCTGCATGGCCGCACTGGTTCGTCCTGTCGGGCGAGGACTTCCTGCACACCGGCGGGATCAATCGGCTCCTCACGGATGGTGTAGCGGCTCATAGTGTTTCTCTCCGTTGCATCCACTGAAGTTCCGATAATTCAAAAGCGACGAGTGGCGCGGCCCGTGCACCCGGTATCGGGCATTCAGCCAGCTCCGATACGTAGTGCTTGCCGTCGTTATTGCAAAACGGGCCCCTCGGCTCATTCGAGCAGTACCGGCACGGGGCATTGATCTTGGGGCAAACCCGGGTCATGGGAGCGCCCCCGTCAAGATAATGATGTTGTTCAGTACCACGGCCATGGCAGTCTTATCGGCTCCGTTCCTCAACATCTGGCGGAGATCCCTGGCGGAGGCGCGGATCTGGCGCAGAGATTCTTTCGGGTCCCGGGCCGCGAGCAATGCCTTGAGTTGTTGCGCCTCGGCATCGATAACCGGCGCAACGACACCGAACCTGAAATGCGCACAGGACCCGACCGTGTGCCCCGCGTCCATCGCCTCGACCATCAGGCCGCAGGCATACGGTTTGCCATCGGACAAATCATCCCCGGGCCGGTGATGGTCGGCACACTGCCGGCAGATGCCCGGGGCAACCCTGACAGGAAAATTCTGATATACTGTGCTCACGAATGCTGTACCGGCAGACTCCCCGCCCTTGGTTTGTAGGCCCGAGCTGGGGCTGCCATCATATTCTTTAGTTAATTTTAACACCGTTATCACTTCCTAATACAGCACAAGCGACCCTGTATGCAGTCGCAGCTTCAAGTTCGTCAGAAAACAGGCCAAGGTGGCGCTGCTTTCCATTCAGATGGATATACGCACGCCATTTCTTTCCAGTTGAACTTACACCGGGGTATCTCGATTTCTTAACCGGGTGAATATTCTGGAGATTCTGACGATTATTGACGATCCGAAGATTCTCTCTCCGATTATCGAGACCATTTCCATTGAGGTGATCGGTAAACAATCCATTCGGAGGATTCAGAATCACCCGATGCATTGCGATCTGACCGGGGAATCCCATTTCGTGGCGTAAGATTCTACGAAGAGCATACCAACGATTTATCGCCGGTTTTTTGTAATCATCTCGTTCAGCATGCGCACACCAGGAATACTTGATTAACTCTGGATAATCGGCATCATCAACGAGTGCAACTTTACCTTGTGTTAGAGCTATCTCCTTCATTTTTGCCACACATCTCTTTTATGACGACGATCTCGCCGTCAGCAATCATTTCATCCACAATACCGGGTGCAATCGTTCTTAGGTGCGCCTCAATTTTCGGGGTAATCGCCAGCGCGCCGGTCATGCGGGAATCTCCACTTTGTGTTTCTTACAGAGCAATTCCAATCCCATCAGGAGACGTTCGGTGTTTGTTTCCCCGATGCTTTTCTCTGCCAGAGCGTCTAGCATCGCACGGTCGCGCTCGTCGGTCCTTATCTGTAATGTACCAGTTTTCAGGGTCTTCACCTTCCATCCGTAATTACATTAATGTAATGACACATTGATATATAAACCTTGTTAAGAGTGGCGGAAACGGGTGTTTCTTGAGGAGGTTTTAAATATAAGTTGTAATTACATATTTAAGTCGTCAATATGGATGGAAGGCGTGTGAAGTATGGAAAGGAGTGAACTCATCCAACTGCGGGTTACTCCAGAAGAGAAGAAGAGGATACGAGAGTTGGCTACAGCTCATGGGTATAATCATATGTCTGAATATATTCTTGATGTTCTCGATGGGAAAATAACTGATACTGCGCTTAAACTACAGTTATTGGCTCTTCTTGATGATCCTGATGTTGCCCGGAAGATTCAACGAAAATGATCTGTTTTTCATCGTAGAGTTTTTGCAATGCGCTGATAATCTCTTCATCGGAATACATCGACATGAGCCCACACCATCCGAGAGGGAATTATAATATTAAATAATGAAGTAATGGGCAGGTGGTGTGAAAGTGATAACCGTGAGGTTAAGGAAGATACTTTATAATTGATTCATTATACTACTCTTTATGAAAATTATTCCTTTCATTTTATTGTTGCTGGTAATCGCCGTTGCAATTACCCCCGGCTGTGTAAATAATGATTCGCAGTTTAAAAGCACAGTATCCGATATGGCAATAGCAATCAAACCCGATACTGTTCTCCTTGGGAAGGCATTTGAGGATTTTGATTTATCCGGAGCCAACATCCATTGCCGGAATATAATTTCTATTGATAATACCTATATCATAAAGATCTCAGCATTAGAAGTCAGTGAGAAATACCGGAATCCAAAAAAGTATATCCTCTTGGCCCTCGAAAAACAAAAGAAAGGATGCCAATTGATCCTGGATGGATATGCAACAAATGATATGGTGAAATATACTATCAATCTAAAACAGGCAAATGCTTATTTCACTGGCTCTGCAGATGATTTGAATACTGCCTCGGATCTCATGCCTATTTAATCTAACCTTAGATTCTCTCCTTATTTTCCCTGCTTTTGCACGAGTCGGGCAAGAACTCTTTCCGTTGCGACCTGTTGAAGTTTGAGTTCTGCGATCTCCTTCTCCTGCCGTACAGCGAGTGCCTTATTCTCTCGTTCCAAGGATTCCAGCGCATTCTCTGTCATTCTCTGGTCTTTCCGGGTGATATATAAGACATGCTCGCCCTCATGAAAAATCCGGCGCGCCTCCTCATCCGAGATCCTGACATAGGAACTGGTGAGGTATCCGGTATGCCTTAATATCTTTTCAACCAAGTCCAGCGGCATGGTTTTTACCGCGTGCGTCCTGAAATATCGCCGGCATGAATGAAGGGTGATGCGGTCCCGGTATTTCCCCCGTTCACCATCCACGCGCATATATAGACGGTGAAAGATATCCCGCATTGTGAAGTCCCCACAGGCAAAGAGTCTTTGATCGTCCTTTGGCCGGTACCCAGAGAAGCGCTTCCTTTTCACCCGTTCCAGATAATCCGGTCGTTCCTTCAACCAGAGATCCAGATATTCCCGCGCTTCTGAAGTGAGATAGACGGTTCCCCCGCGCCCACCCTTGGCGGTCTCGTTCCGGATCCTGATCATATCACCCTCCAGATCAGAGAGCAGAACCCGTGAGCATTCGTTCCGGCGCATGCCGGTACTGATCAGGGTTGAAATGATTGCTTTCCCGTGGACACTGGTCAGATCCATCATCTTCTGCAGGGTCGCAAGTTCCAGCGGTTTATCGTCAGGCTCCTCTATACTCTGCGCTCTCACGACGTTCATTTCCAGCGGATCGAACTTCACGCCATTAATCTCCATGAACCGATGAATGATCGAGAGATTCACCTTGGTTCTCCGGTTGCTTTTCCCCGGCCGGGATTCTGAATATTTAATAAGGTTCTCCGGCAAAAGATGATTGTGAATTTCAGTCAGAGGCACATCCAGGAACGCGGCATAATGCCGGAAGACCTTCTCATAGAGTTTGATGGTGCTATCGGCGCGTTTGGCAAGCCGCAGCATCCGCAGATATTGGGCAACGGTGTACACGCTCAGGAACTGAGCTCAGAGATATAAATATCCGTTGTAACTGAGGTTGGAATATGAAGATACCCATCTTTTTGATACAATGAGCAATATCCCTCCTTATAGACGTTCGGGGATTCAAATCTCATCTTTCATACTGGTTCTTTCCTTCCATCACTTTTATCATCTCACCGTGAATAATATCCCTCCATGCAAAAAATGGCGCGATGGTTGGCGGTCGGGATCTGCGTACTGTTGCTCTGTGGGATTGCTGCGGCAGGGAATATCTCTATCACGGTGACAAATCCACCGAACGGGCAGCCTATGTTCATGACCGGGGATACCGTAACAATTTCCGGGACAAACACAGTCTCGGGGAAAGCATACCTCAAATTAACGAATATGAACACATGGGAAGATCGGTTCCTTGAAGTATCAGTGAATCCCGATAAATCATGGTCGCACTCGTTTACCCCTGCCATCGGGGGATATATCATATATGCTTCTTCACTGGAGGGAACCAACTTCATGGATTCCCAAGACTTTGCCACGGCCGGGTTTACAGTCGCAAGATCGCTTCCGAAGATCCCGACACCAACTCCGACACCCGAGCCAACCCCCGACTATAGCGCGAAGATTGCGCAGCTTGAAAAGAAAGTCGCTGAGCAGGATACCAAGATCGCCACGCTCCAGAACACGCCGACACCGGTGATCGCAGAGGTCACCGCACCGACCCCATCCCCGACGGCAACCCCGAATTACGAGGCGACTATCGCGGCAATGCAAACGCAGATCGAGGAGCAGGGATCCTGGATCGATGCGATCCTACGATTCCTCGGCTTAAAATAAGTTATTCTTCTTTTTCTGCCGGTTTCGGCGCATTGAAGGCTATGATCACAAGGGCCCGGGCTACCTCTTCCAGCGGGAGACTTCCATTGATCGTATATTCGACCAGTCCGTCCTCTTTTACATTCTCGATAATTGTCAGTGTTCGGATCATGGTTTTTCCTCATGTCATGGATATAGTGTGTGCATTCCCATCCTTATCGAACCATTGTAGGGAGATGCCATCCGGTGTTTGCAGATAGCCCTTATCAGTGCTTCCAACTTTCCGGAGATAGCAGAAATATGTAATGGTGTTGCTTAGGAACTCCCCTTCTCCGGTTGCACCAAGTCTCCATCCGACTATGCCATTATAGTTATTTGATGCAACGTACCCATTTACGGTCAAGGTTTGACCAGCAACGATATTTGTCGCTCCAAGTGTCCCCCGCACCGTCACATTGTTGAACTCTGCGTTACCATCCCCGAGGATCTGGAACCCGGACGTACCGGCTACGAAGTTCACCGACTGGATCGCACCGTTCCCGCCGGTCGTGCCAAGGGTGATCGTCTTCGCGTTCAGCGTCGAGGTCTTCAGCCGGTCGCAGGTAACAGTATCTGCGGTGATCTTCCCGCCATCAATCGTGGTCTGCCCGGCAGTCCGCCACCCGTCGACCGTGAACACGCCCTGCACGGTGACCTGCCCGGCCCCGATCTGAACCGCAACGTTCTCCGACAAGTTCTTGAACGAGTTGACGCTTGAGAACGAGTCCGACAGATCCTTTGTGGCATTGGCGAGCTCGATCCGGATCTCCTCCGGCGTCGACAGGTTCGTCTCGACGGATACGATCTTGACATTCACAAGCAGGTTATTCAGATCGGAGTTCACGACCCGGACGATCTGCCCGACCGTTAGTTCCTCGAAATCGAAATCGAAATCCCGGTGTTCCGCGAGGTTGACCACGTCGACCGTGTAGTAGTAGACCGGATCCTTGTAGGTCGCCAGATACCGCTGCGCCCACAGGAGCAGCGTCGAGGGGTGGGTGATGCGCTTGTCGGTGATGCGCTTGATCCTGACCCCGTACGCGGTCTGGGAGGGCACGTTCTCGATATACTCGTACGTTTCCCCGGCATCGATGAGCGTCACCTGCGCTTCGGTTTCCCCATCACCGTAGGCATAGATCTTGTTCCGGATCGTGGTGAAGTCCGTCTTCCGGGTGACGCCTTTCATATTCTTCTTGTACCGGATCTCCCGTACCGGGTTCCCCGAGGGCTCGTTGTACCAGTTCAGCGCCCGGCTGGAATCAACCTCCATGTACCCGCCAAGGTACTCGACGCACTTCAGCAGCGCCGCGAGCAGGTTTGTGTTCTCGATGGCGAACGCGAACGACGTGGTGGGCTGGATGGTCCCGACCGTTACTGCGGGGATATGTTCCTGCAGGGCGAGAAGCGCGGTAACGATCTGCGTTGGCGTCTTCGGTGTTGCGGTCGTGTCGTAGGATATGTTCTCCTCTTCGGCGAGCTGGATCATGGCGCCCTGGTAGAAAACATCGACATATTTCCCGTCCGGGCCCCATTTCTCGGTTGCGTCCCGGAGGTAATACAGCCCTTCCCACCGGTCCTTGATGGTGTTCCAGACCTTCACGTCATAGGCAGAAGTCAGGAACGAGACCTTGCCGTCATCGGCCGGCAGGGAAAACGATAGCTGGGGGGTCTCATTCATTTTGACGGTGCGGCTAATGTTGTAGGCGTTATGCAGGTAGGCTGCCTTTGCCCCTGCTGCCGTGAATGCCCAGACCTGGTATGCCATCACACCTCGCAGAGCCCGATGAGTTTACAGTCAGTCATCCTTCTTTCCGCTGGTGAGAGTTCCCGGCTCACCGAATACGTCCCGTACTCCATCGACACCTGTTCCCGCCACGGCACGCCCGGTAAAGGCGCACTGGGCCCTGCTCCTTGCGCGAACCCAAGAATCCGGATCAGTTTGTATGATTGGTTGTACCCCGCCGCGTTCGATGCGTTCAGCGAGGCATTCCAGACACCTCTTTTCACATACTGGTACGTGACGTTCTTGGTGGTCTGGACGGCCGATCCGTCACCAAACGACCAGCACCAGGCTGTCGGTGTGTTCAGGGACGAGTCATTGCCAATAAGCCTGCCGGGGAATACAATTGTCTGGGAGTTGACCGTCCACAGGACTATCGGCGTTGTCGCACCGCTGGATACATTCACCCATTTCGTGTTCGCAGGCGTCGTGTTCGCTCCCCCCGCGTTCGTAACATTGAGCTGGATCGAGTAGTTCCCGGCGAGGGTAAACGTCTTTGTCGGGTTCTGCGATGTGCTGAACCAGACTTGGATATTGTCGCCGGTAACGTTCGTGAAACTCCAGTTCCATCCTGTCGGGGTATTCGTCGATGTATCCGTGAATGCCGCAATCAAGGGAGCTGTGCCGGTCGTGTTGCTGATCGAAAAGTTCCCTACCGGAGCGGCGGGGTCCTCGGTCTGCAACACGATGCGCCGGATACCTATATATGTGCCCCCGAAGTTAGACGCGACCTTCAAAGCATAATACTGACACGGTGCATCGTTTGTGACAAGTATATACTGAGGATCTGCCTGATCCAGCGCCACATGCTGTGTGAGGTTGCCGGAAGCCAATGTCATCTGTGTCCAGTCGGTGTCTATCGAGTAAGTCAGTTCTGCAAACGCTGTGCTGGAATTTGTGCCCCAGAATGTTACAGCATTCGATCCACGGTCGGTATACCCCCCTGCCTGGTGATGATTCTCATAGTATATTCGCTTAATCACTTTTGCAGATCCGAGGTCGACATGTATACGTTGGTTTGACTCCGTTGCCGCTATCCAAGCATTACCATCCGCATCTCCGATCAGCGATTTTGTCGGGTCGGTTGCATAATAAATGTGATAATTCGCAGCTAGTTCAGATGTAGATTTCACATACGTGTCGTTGTGAGCTAGTGGATATTGACTGGTGTACGTCGTTGCCTGTACCACTCCAATCAGCAGCAAAACGATGATGCCCGCAAGAACAAAATAATGAGGTTTCATCCGCTCTGCCTCATGTGTATGCCAGTGTCCGGATGAACTTGACCCGGACTGCAATCAGCCGGGCAGTCGCATTGAGTGTGTCATTCGCAGAGTCCCGCGTCACCTTAAGGATGGCGGTCTTTGCACCCGCAGAAATCGGCGAGATGACCGCTGCGGTTGATGCCGGCCCGACATGCACATCCTCCGCCGTGATCAGGGTATCCGTGCTGTCTCCGATGGCGGCGAGAGCGGTATCGAGCGCATCATCGTTTGCGAACAACTTGCCAGTGAAGACGAACTTGACCGTGCCGCTACCGCTTGCTGCCGTCCATATCGGCGTGATGATGATTTTCCCCAGAGTCGCATGGTCGCCGTCCCAGTCTTCAGGGAAATCAACGAGCCATTGCAGCTCGTCCGTGCCGCCGTCTGTGAACTGCCCCGCGACATAGTTGTTCTTGTTGGTGGTCGTTTCGTACTGCTCGACCATCCCCGCCGGGTCGACGGTCGGAACCATCGCGCCGCCCGGATAGAGCGTGCGGTAATCGAAGAACGGATTTGGAGCTTTCCCGGATTCGTGCGCGATGAAGTTGTCTTTGATGATCTCATAGATCGTAGTCGAGAACATCACGGCGATCCGGGTGCCGGACGGCCATGCATACGCCTGCCCGATTGACCCATCTGCTTTGATGCCACGGGTTGCTCCGGTGAGGTTACCTGCCCCGGACGATCCGGACGCGCCCGTGATCGTGATCTCCTCTGACTGTGCTTCCGTCGCGTCGTTATACCCGAGCACGATCCCTTTTGTGATCAGGGTACCGTCAGCGTCGCGGAAATATGCGAGTTCTGCAACCGGGATCGTAGTCGTTCCGACAAGAAGATCGCCGGTTATCGTCGTCGAGACGCTGTTCTTTTTCAGTTTCTTCATTTCTACATAAGCCATATCTTTTCAAACCTTCCTGTCTCGTTTTGAGACGACCAGTCGTAGGGTTCTCGACCCTTCAGAATCAGTGTAGATCACCCAGTTCGTGCCGGGGAATATCGAGGGAAAGTCCCCGGTAAAGTTGGCGATCGCGTTCACGCCGTCGTTCTTGACCGTGAAATCCCGCATGTTGATGCAGAGCGTTTTCCCGGCAGCCAGAGATCCCGAGAACGTGAACGTCCACGAATCGATCTGACGGAGTTGCGCATAGAGACTGGAGTTCGTGCGGAGGTAGGCCGCGATGTTGTGGGCGATCTGGAGCCGGGCGTAGACATTGGATTCGGTGCCGATATATGATTTCAGGAATTGGGCGATCTGGAGCCGGGCGTAGACATCACTTTCAGTATCCAGCTCGGTTGCGATGTTGTGGGCGATCTGCAGCCGGGCGTAGACACTTGAATTGCTCTCAATATATGCCGCGAGCGCGAGTAGTAGGGCGGCATGGACATCACTTTTGCTCTCCAGGTATCCAGCCAGGTTGTGATCGATCCGCAGCCGGTCGAACAGGCTGGAGAGCGTGCCGTAATCCGGGTGCGAACTAGAAACTGTGCGAGTATACCGCCGATCCAGCCCTGCGCGGTCGAGATGTTCGCGGCCCGATGTGCCGCTGAAACCAATCGTGTCCGGGACTGCGAGAAGATGCGAGATCTGGAGCCGGGCGTATTCGTCACCGGAAGTGCCGAGATAGGCTGCGAGGGATTGTAGGTACCCGATACCGCTCATGCGGTCGAGCCGCCCCATCCGGTCTACTGCATCCCTATCCAGTCGCATCGTTCACCGTCAGACTGTCGCCTGAGTAAGCCGCACCTTCAGCTCTCCCGCCGGGAATTTGACCGGGTCGTTGAGCTGGACGGACCGGGACACTTCCAGCGGGCCGGCGGCGATCATGTTGCCCGCTGTTGCGGCATCGAAGATCGCCACGTAGTTCACCGTTCCCCATGCCGACCCGGCAACACCGAAGTCGACATCCAGCGCGGATACCGATTCTGCCGTCGGGGACGCAAACGCCGCCGCAACCCACGTCGCGCCGGTGCACTGCTCGCGGGCGTAATCGGTCGCCGGCGGATCTGCCAGCTCTGAACCGGCCCCCAGCGGGTCGCCATTGTAGAGCGCGACGTAAACATTCGTGGGCATCGTCCATGCGGTCTTACCCAGCGCGTGATCGAGAATCTTCTTTGCCGCGTATTCGGCAAATCCTTCGTATACCATTTCCTTAAGTCACCTCGTAATTGACTTTGACTGTGAAGCCGGTAACGGCGGCTCCTCCGTTGTTCGTGATGCAAAACTCTGCGGGCGTTTCGACATTGCCGGAACTGGTCACGGTTCCCGCAACGCTGCCGGACGTGGTGATCGGGGAGATCGTGGTGTTATCCTCCGCCTCGTAGGCGTACGGATCATCGGCGATCAACTCCAGCGTGAACTCACTGCATCCGACCCACGCCCGGTCGAAGGGAATCTGCCCTGCGTACCGGACGAGATACTTCAGGCCGGGCGCATCGTCGAACTCAATCTCCATCGTCCGGGGTTTCCCCCTGACGTGCGTGAAGATCCGGGCGAATGTCCGGATCAGCGTGTCAAGGGCTGCAGCATCCGCCGCGCCGGTGAACCGGCAGGGGAGCGAGAACGTCCGTTGTCCCACATCAGAATCAAACCAGTACGTCCCGGCCCGCCCGGGGATCTCGACAGCCCGATCCCGCGTACCGGGTAGCATCGGCTGCCCGGGGGCATACTGCAGGGTGACACCGAAAGATGTCGCAGTCGCGCCATCGATTGTGAACCCGCCGTTGTCGGTCACGTTATTGCACCCCGGCCCCGGTTCGATCGGTCAATGAGCGATTTCAGTTCGATAGCGACCAGCTTGATATCCTGATCGTTCCGGACGACAAATGTGTTGCCGGTGATGGTGATACCTCCCCCGGCGTTTCTGCCGGTGAGCGGGACCACGGCTTCCGGCCCGGACTCACCGATCATGGCGATCGTGGGCTGCGTGACAATCGCCCCTGCAGAAAGTTTCGGGATCTCCGATAGGTGGAACCCGATAGATTGGCCGCCGATCAGCGGTACCCAGTCCGGAACGGAGAAGTTCAGCAGGTTCAGACCCCGGATCATCGTGTTGATACCGTCGATGACGATGTTGACCGCCCATTTCATCGTTTCGACAACGACGCCCCAAACCTCCCCGAAGACGATCCCGAGAAGTTTGAATGTGTTTGAGATCACTCCGAACCGCGTCTCAAGGTATGCCAGCCCCAGAACCAGCGCTGCAACCGCCGCAATGACCAGCACAATGGGGTTTGCTGCCATGAACAGGAGCCCCGCGTTCACGGCACCGATGAGAGCCGGCAACTGCGTGAGCCCGAGGATCAGCGGGCCTCCGGTTGCGAGTACCGCACCGAAGCCATCGAAGGGAGCGAGTGCAGTACCGACGGATAACTTGAGCTCATCAAACATGTTTTTAAATTTGTCTGTTGTGCCGATGGCGCTGTCGGCTGCATCGGCATACTTTTCCGTATCCCCGGTTGCGCCTTTGATTTTCTCAGTATATGCAGCGACCTCTTTTTTTGTCAGTCCAAGAGCAGCATAAAAATCTGTTTCTTTTACTGTAGAGGATCCGATCTTAATCTGCAAGTCGGATTGAGCTGTTGCATTGTCCACGATTGCCTTAGTATTCGTGGTCTGTGCGATGGTGTTATCCGCCCGTGCCTGTGCATTTTCGATGGTTTTGGTTTTCAGTTCTGCCTGTTTTACGATCAGATCATCATGCGCATAACCAAGAGAGATAATGCGAAGACGCTGTTCTTCAAGTCTGCGGGAATACTGTGCATCAGTCTCATCCTTGTCCTTCCCTTTGCTGATCATTTCAGCAAGCTGATCCTTTGCATCGGCAATTGAGAGAGTATTTTCCTGTAAGGAGAGCGAAGTATCCCGGGTTGAAGTGGTAAGATCCTTTTGAGTCTGGAGTAGACTTTTTTGAGTATTTTTAAGATCTTCCTGTGACTTTTGGAGATTTTCGGATTTGGTCTTCAGGTCATCTAATGCATTAGAATACCCATCCGATTCTTTCGTTGCATCGGTGAATGCCGTTCGGAGGAATCTTGTAGCGGCTGCGCCCTGGTATCCCTTATCCGCAAGGGCAAGCATTATCCCCTCAGTATCTTCGAGAGAGATTCCCATTGAGTTAAGTTTTGGACCCAAGGTTGATACTGTACCGGCAAAATCAGTAAGATCGATAGTACTATGTTTCGTCAGGTACGTGAGTCCGTCCATATGCTCACCGACTTTAGAGAGCGGGATGTCAAAAGCATTTAGGGCGGGAATCAGGGAACTGGTGACGGTTACGGCGCTGTTGCCGGTCGCGTCTCCGAGCGTGTCCATGCTCTTGGAGATTGCCCGAATCTGATCGTCGCCACGGACACCCGCCCGGGCAAGCAGATCAAAGGTCTCAGTTACATCCCGGAGGGGGAATCCCGCATCGGAAGTTTCCAGTGCAAGGTTCCGGATACCTTCTGTGGTGGTACCAAGCGTGATCGCGGTTCCGGCAAATTCGGCGTTGGTCTTCTTTGCATCGTCGGTGAGGGCGACGATGGCGAGCCCTGCGCCAGTCATCCCAAGTCCGAGATTCTTCGCGCCGGCGGTCAGTCCCTTGAACCGCTCTTCCGTCTTGTCGAGTTCCCCGAGAGCTTCGGAGACCCCCGCTTTCAGGCCAGTCAGATCAGCGATGATCGGAAACGCGAGTCCCTTGGCAAATCCTTCAAATGGCATCTACCGGTCGCCCCCTTTCGTCGCGCCTACCCATTGCATCATCGTCGAATAGATCCGTTGCATTCTGGTTTCCCGGATGGCCGGATCTTGAACATGGGGCTCTGCTGAATCGGACTTCACCGGCTTGAAGTAGTCCGACGGTTTCCGGGCTGAGCTGGTTTTCCTGACCGATACCGTGGGGATACCGTTCTGCAATATCGCCGCAATCAGGCCGATCCGTTCGTTCTCCATCTTCACGGTCTCCTTTTCTCGTTCGATCCTTGCTTCAATGTAGGGCTGGAATTCGGCGGGTGTCATCGTCCCGAACTCTGCCGGGGTCAGACCGCCGATACCGTAGGCTATCCGCTCGATTTCCCGGAATGTTTCCCGGAAGCTGCGGGGGCCGGGGTCGGGTTTTTTATATCGCCCTTACCACTGCCTCCCAGCCAGCCGGAGGATTCAATGATGCCTTTCATGGCTTTTCCGAACTGTTCCATCCCGTGATCGGCGATGTACTGCTCACAGAGGTCACCTGCCTGCTCGACGGTCACCCGATCCGCGCCGTACGCGTTGATGCAAGCCCATACCAGGCCCCGGTACGCCACGAAGTTCTTTGAGTCCGTCGTGCCTTTCAGGAGTTCCGTAACCGGCCCGATCTGATCGTCGAACATGCACATGGCATTGTAGCTGACCCGGAGGTTGTAGACCTTCCCGCCGACCTCAAAAACGGTATGTTTCCTGCCGTCCATGCGTCACGCTCACGGGTGCGCAGTTGTGCTGCCGTGGCACCGTATCCAGTAGATCTTCGGGGTTTTGTTCAATTCAGACACGACAATCGACATGTACGTGACCTGCCCGGCGCCCACATTGAGCGTGAGGTTCCCTGAGGCTACACCGGTTGCCACAACCGTGCCGTTCACGTAGATCGTGCCCGTGGTTGCGGTCGGGGTGATGATGATATAGGCATTGTCTGAATAGACTTCGAGGTCGTATTCGTAGACTGCCGCTGCCGCTGCTGGCACTGGCGTGAGCACGTTTGCCGGGGTGTCATCATCGACAACCGCGAAGAATGGCGTTGTCAGGCCACCCGCCCATGTGGTGATCGGCGTTATCCTGCCGTTCACAGTGACTTCCATGTCGAGGTATGCAACACCATCGTCTTCTGTCAGGGCGCATTTTGCGATCTGGCCGGTCCATTGGAATGAATGCCCGCCACTGTGGAAATCCGGCGGCATGACAACCGTCCAGGTATCCATATGACGATCGTAGATGTCCGTCCGCAGGGTTTCCTGCGCTGCGGAACCGGTGTATTTCACCTTGAACCCGAGGTTATCGTGATTGATCCACGTCACCAGTTTGGTCATGACCCCGCCGATATTATTCTGGGCGCGGGTCTCCTTTTCCGTTGCCGTTGCCGCCGGGTATTTTGGCTCGTCCATTTCCCCGATGACAAGGCCGTTCTGGAGGATCATTACCCCCAGAGTCGATCCAACTTCTTCAGTCATTTTCCCAAATCCTCACTTCTTGTAATCGTAATGCACGGTGAAATCCCGGTGCTCCATATAGAGCGGGATCTCCGTGTTCTCGTCCGGCATACCGCCGGCGTCCCGGATGCTGACAACATAAACGTTCGACGTGCCAGCGGTCAGGATGGTATTCTTACAGCGATGCAGCGAATCGGCGATCAGCTCTGCGAGGTTCTCTTCCGGCCCGGACGTTTCAGCCCAAGCCGTGCACTGGACCCGCGCATGACCATACCGGCCCGTGTTGGTATCACCATCTCTGATAGGGGATAATCTACTCACAGTGATCGCGGGGAACGTCGGGTTTGCGGGTAATTTCTTGCGGTATACCCGCGTCCCGACAACTGCCGCCACCGACGTATCGGCTTTCAGCCGTGTGATCACCGCAAGCACGACATCACGCACGGCCTAACGCCTCCAGATACGTTTTCTGGTACTTTTCCCAGTTCAGATCAAGAGGCGGGCGGAAGTAGGGGTGGGCGGCTTGGTTGTAGACCCGGCCGAGCTTGTCCTTGTCGGCGAACCCGAACTCCAGCCGTTTGGCATAGGGTAGATCAGTACCGACCAGCGCCTGAGACGATGATACCATTTCGACATGGATCGACCGCCGGAGCGTGCCAGTCTTATACGGGGCGCCTTCCTGCACGTCGTTTTTGTACTCGTTCGCTGCGAGTTTCAGCGCTGTGCTTTGGTTCTTTTCTGCCATCTTCGACAGGTCGGAAAAGGCTTTCCGGAGCTCGGCCATCCCCTTGATCTTCGATGCCATCAGGCCCAGTCCCCTGTCAGGATACCACGCACGACCCATGCAGTAAAGGTGACTACACCGAGACCGGCGCCGATGATTACTCCGACTTCCCCGATGGTTTTGTCTTTCCAGGACCGGACCGCGGCCTCCCCGGTATGGGTGCTCTTGAGCCCGGCGATCTCGGTATCGATCTCTTCCCGGCAGGTGTTGCAGTCCTCGGATTTGCATTTCAGGACAGCCTTGATCTCGCCGATCTCCCGCCCGATACCATCCATCCGGGTGTTGTAGCCTTTCATCTCACCCTGCAGGTTCCCGAGGGCGAGCAGAACCGCGTCTTCATCCATCTCATGCACCCCCGGTTGCGCCTGCAGCGGCGATCTCACATGTGATATGCGATACGGTCGCCTGCGCTGCCTCGTAGGTCTGCTTCACGCTGTTGACACGGAACGTTCCTGCGAATCCAAGAATTGTGCTGGTCAGGGTATCGCCTTCAGCCACGGCCGTGCCTGCAGGGAGCAGGACGCGGGGTGTGCTTACGATGTATGGAATGTTCCGGGCACCGGATCGGAAAGATTCCTGCGGCCCGACAAACCGGCATGCAACCGTGGCGGTCACATCCGTATATGAGAGGTTTCCGTATGCATCGAACGCTTCCGCAATCGTGCCGTTTACTACCGCCGCGCCGGGCACCGTTCCGTTATCGCTGATTGCCTCGTCGTTCTGGAACGTGCCGGTGATGGTGTGCAGGGTGAGCGTGCCGGACGCAACGGCGCCTGTCGATACAATGATTGCGGTGGCATGTGAGGTTGCACCTGTGAGGGTTTTGCCTGCCGTGAATGCTGCGGTGCCGGCATCGTACCCGAGCGTGAAGTTCTGCTGCTGCTGATGGAGGGTGGCACTGTGGATTAGGAAGACGGAGGGGAGAACCATTCAGATCCCCCGTATGCGGGTCCGGACCCGCGATACCCGGATGCCCGTGCCGTTGACATGAGAGACATACTGATCGATCGCTGCCATGGCCCCCTTTTCCAGCGAGGCGATCTCCGCTTCAACCGATACCCCAAACGAGATGTCTCCCCCGAGAGAGAGGGAGTTCGGACGGCTGAGCTCGTGTGCCTGCCGGCGCTTGATCTTGGCGATCGTCAGGTAGATCGAGGCAGTCTTGAGCTGCGTGGCAGATGCCGGCGCGGTAATGCCTTTTTGCGTGAGGATATCGGCGATCTCTGCGTCGCTGCGGGCGATCAGGCTGGTAATGTCCGATGTGGTGGCCGTGCCGCACGCGGTACCGGCTTCGAGCTGGACATCGGTATAGGTGCAGTACGCCATCAGGGATCTCCTCCCATCTGTGGCAGGTGCCGGATGTCGACTGCATCCTTTTCAGCAGGAGTAAGTGGATCGACCGGGCAGGTATCGATCAGGAAGGTATCCTCGACAGCCTGCCCACGGCCCCGGTGCGGGGTGGTATCGACTTCGAGGTATTCCTGATCAGCTGCGCTGAACTGATCCTTGTCGAGAGCGCAGGCTTCGCGGTCCTCCTCATAACTCGCCATCAGGTATTTCCCGCTGTTCCTGGACGAAAGCATGAGGGATGTCCCTCCCTCAATGCTTACGCGCCGCCGAACTCTACCCGGCTGATTGCATTCGCAACGCCGTACTGGACCGCATACCGTCCGGTCACGGTAAAGTTCACCAAGTCCCGGATCACATCGTTGAAGTTTTTGATCACGATGTCCTGGCGGGTTCCGATATACCCTGCGTTATCGCGGTCGTACACCAGATATCCGATGTAGGAATCTGTCGGGGCGCCCCAGACATAAGAGGCGGAGGGATACGGGGAGGTGGTAGTGGTACATTCCACACCGCACTCAAACCCGTTACATCCTACAACGCGAGGAAGGGTAGCCTCCTTGACGATTGCCAGTGCTTCCGGAGTATATCCGGGGATGAAGTCCTTGAGAAGATACTGCGATGCGTTGGGGTGTGCGACGTAGGTGTTGGGGATATACCCGTCGGCTATCAGGAGCGTTCGTGCGCCTATGATTGCCTGGACGCCGGCAACGGTTCCAGCTGCGGCATTGATGTCGTACTCGTTCCCGGCATTGTCCATCAATACCTGGACACACCACTGGTTGAGTGTGTTCTCGATCCTCTTGCCGGCCTTGCGGACCTCCAGTTCGGCAGCTGCAAACAGGGAATCGTCAATCATTTCCTGTGTAATGATCGGGCGTTCTCCGAATTTGACTGCAGTCCATGTGCGGGGGGTATAGTCCTGGGTTTTGACCGGGATCTCTGCACCTTCCGGGACAATGGGGGCATACGAGCCGGTCTCCCCGATGTTGACCTGTATTGATTTGGCCTTCATGGGTATGCCAGCCATTGCACCACCCTGTCCGTTCGCATCGCCCCGGAAACACCTCGCTGGTTCTGCCCCCTCGATGATAGTCCGGTGGATCTCGGTCTGAATCAGCGTGCCGCTCTCAATTGCGGTGGAGAGAAGCAGTTCACGGGCCTTGCCCGGCTTGCCATCTTCCCCCTGGATCATATAGGTCATACCAAGTTCCCTCTCCACTACGGGGAGGAACCTCTTGACGATCTGTTCCTGGAGCTGTTTCTTTTCAGCCGGTCCAGATGCTGCGGCCTCGAGGGCCCTGATAAGTAGCTGTGTCATGTTCAGCTCACCGCCACATTGATCACGATCGGGTTGATCAGGATGCGGCCCGTTGCATTCGCGGCCATGTCGGTCGTAAACCGCCCAATCGGGGAGTATACGATACCCGCTGTGATTGCCCCGGGTGCCAGCGGTGAGACACACCCTCCGACTGCGTTGTCGTCTGGAATCGCATAGTCGCCGACATCCGCAGTAACTGATACCCCATCGGTGTTCGCAACGTAGATCTCACAACCGGGTCCGGCCATCGCAAACCATTCGCCATCGGCTGCGTCGTACAGAGCGACACCTTCCGGAGCCTGTCCTGCACCTGCAACGCAGGCGATCATGACCTTTTCGACACCGGTCGCTGCGGGACAGACGACCATTCCGGCCTTGATTGTCCCGGATGCTTTTCGGCCCTGGATATTATTCCCCGCATAGAGGACGTTCCGGATTGTCGGGAACGTGGTAATATCCGCCATATTACTGCGCTCCTACGATACCCTTCTTCCTGTCAACCGGAACGTAATATTCCGGAAGGGCTTCGAGTTCCTTGGTGTTTCCAGCATCCGTCTTCGGAATGCCATCTTTTTCCAGCGCATCGATCCGGTCTGCAAGGGCCTTAATTGATGCCGGAAGACCGGCGAGCTCCTTGACCATACCCGGGAGTTCGGAGAGTTCCTTCGGGATCTCCACCTTGACCTCGGCGGGTTTCTGCGCTGCCTTGATCGCCTCCATCTCCTTCATGATCGGAGCGGTGGCTGCCGCTACTGCGGCTTCGAGTTCCTTGCCTGCTGTCATGTTCTTGTCCTGTTTTTTTTGGATTGCTTCCATCAGCTCTTTCACATCAGCCCCGGGGAAGAATTCGAGTACCTTTTTCTGTACGTAGACTTCCTCCACCTCTACCGGAGTTCCGAGAGTGGCAGAGTCGTTCTCGACCATATACGGAACTTCGAACTTCTTCCCATCATAGGAATAGATCACGCGATCCGGGAAAGTCATCACAATATATAGACCGGAGAGGTATCCGTCCGGGGATGGTGATTTGAATTTGTCATTAAGAGCCGATTGGATTATCACCTGCAATCCTTCGAGAGAATCATCCTTTTTTAACATCGGTGTCTCCTGAGCTGGTGCTGCCTCGTTGATCCTGCAAACCTTACAGGCTCCCTTGTTCACGAAGGCGAACCCTCCGAAAACGAGGCTGGCGGCTTCCATACGGTGGGTCTGTGGGTTCTCCACTTCGTCGCCCCCGTGCTCGACGCTGACGAACTTGATGATCTTCCGCTTGATCAACTCCTGCATCGCCCGGCCGCTCGGGGTGCTGCCATAGACAAGGAGATCAGAGATAACGGCGGCGCGGGTAGTGCCCTCCTCGTCCATGAATTGACCAAAATGCGGATTGATCGCCTCGCTCACCCGATTAGACTCGTCCCGGGGAACGCCGCCCATATGCCGGTTGTAACCGGTACGGCGGATCCAGTTCCCTGCGTACGCTTCGAGAGTCTTTGCCGTGTAGACGAGCGGGGATTTCTGTGCGGAGTCTGTCCATTCCCCTTCAGCCACGAGTGGCACGTCCTTGATCAGGAGGTCCCCGTTCTCCAAATCGTAGAGGTTGTTAGCGGTGTGAAAAGCGACCTGCAACGCCCGGATGTGGGGAATACTGCCGGTCGGCTGCGGGTCGGAGCCTCCGGTGGAGTGTGGTGCATCGGGCGCGGAGTTCTCGCGGCTGTCTGTTGCCGGCTCAAACCGGATCGGTTTGTAATCGTGCTTTTTCAGCCACGCCTTTGCCTGTTCTGGGGAGTACTTAGAAGAGTCAAACCTGATTGCCTGGACCTCAGACTTGTCGTTTTTAATTCCATAAATGACATCAATACCGGGTCCAAATTCACCGTTCTTACGCTTGATCCCGGTGAACTGATCAGGGTCTGCTATCCTTGCAGCATGCTCTGAAGGATAAGGCATACATATATTGGGCGGGGAAAAGTATATTAACATCACACGGTAACGTGATGTAAGGGAAAAGTGTATATATCAGGTGGCACTTACGCTAGGTAAATCATGAGACAGAAAATAAAAAAGACTCTTGACCGGGCCCGGAAGATCAAGCAGGCCACCTTGTCGGAGTTCCCTGTTTTTGACCCAGGGTTCGGGCGCCGGGCTCGCGCTCCGATGTGCATTCGTTAGATGTTCCTGAATTCCGGCATCAGCACCCCATCCACGTTCCCCCGGCCCATGTGCGCAAACTCCGGATCGAAATAAGTACAGAACCACAGAACCGGACGTTTTTATACCCCTCCAGCGGGCCGTACCGGTTGTGATGGCTGCGAAATGCACAGGTGCCGGGATGGGGGCCGGGTTCCGGGACGATAGCGGGGGATTGACAAATAAGTTGAGAGAGTAAGATCACGTCTTCTTGGTGATGAATGGTATCCACACCCCATTTTCGAAGTGCCCGACATCTTCGCTGATTGCAGGCTGCCAGTTCCGGGGATCGGCCGGAATGAAGACCTGCTTTGGGTCGTTGGGGTTGACGATTTCCCATCTATCCCAGTACTTTGCGTCCCGGTACACGGCCATGAACCACCATTCCCATTCCTGACGCTGCCGGAAAGGATACTCTGATAATGCGAGGGCAACCCGGATCCGGAGCATGGCACCGAATATCTTTTTCATGGTCGGGTCCTTCTCCAGCGCGTCGTATTTCCTGATGAGGTCCCGGTACGTGAAATGCGCCATTGAGAGCGGGCGGAATGGATCGACGACCTCGTCTTCGAAAACCACGCTCCCGAATTGGATTTTCTCGATCTTCTCTGCAGCTTCTTTCAGAAGTTTCAGAACGGCTTCTTCCATGGCAAACCTCCATTCACCGAATCGTAATCGACCGGATACTTTCTCTTCATCCTCACCCGGGCATGGCAGAGCGAGTCGATTACCCGCACATCATAAAACCGCGTGGTCTGGTTGCAGACCAGGACCTCGTGTGCAATCTTTGTGGGGTCGGGCCAGTACCCCCCGGCGTCATGCAGGGCGACGAACCCACCAGGGACAACATGCGGCAGCCAGCCCTCAAGATCTGCCTTCACTGCGCTGTAGTCATGCGATCCGTCAATGAACAGCAGTTCGACCGGAAGGGCCCAGCTGCGACCGATGGTTGTGGAATCGCCCCGGACGATCCGGATCCGGTCCATCACCCCGGTTCGCTTCATGTTCTCTTCAAAGATCGGATCGTGGGCGATATCGATAGAGTAAATTGGGACATCCACCGCCCCAGATGCCCATGCATATGTCGATTTGCCCTTGTAGGAGCCGATCTCGACGATTACCCCGAATCCCCGGGTGAACCGCGCCATCTCATAAGCCCGCAGGGCCTCGTATTCCGTGAAGTATCCGTCGATGCTATTGAAGGTCTTCAGAAATGCTTCGCGGTCGACCGGCGGGGTATCGCCCCAGAGTTTCATCCGTGCCCCCCGTTCACCATGATCCACTCTCCCCCCCGGCCTTTCGGACCCCCTGCCCATACCAGCGGATCATAGACTGACCTGTCGGGATCTTCCGAGGAAGGAATCTGCCAATTGAATTTCTCGCGGTGCTCATAGAGATACCGGAAGCACCAGTCGATGATCTGCTGGAACCACCCGCCTTTTGCGTAGTGCGCCTGGACCAGCGCAAAAAGGCGCTGCATATGCTCGTATCGATCCACCCGTTTCTCGTTTTGGAGATACCAGTCTTTCAGGGCTTGCAGCAGGCCAGGAAGGTCATCCTTGTATTCCGGGAACCTCATGATCACGAATAGGATGCAGCCGCCGATCCGCTCGAAATACATCTGGTCATTACGGTAGAGCACGATCAGCCATTTCCCGACCCGCATGATGGTTTTCTGGTGCAGTTGCGAGAGGTTGATGAGCCACACGGAGTTCTCCCAAGTGAAATTATCCAGCATGGTCATTAGGAACCGGGTGTTGGGGGGGTATCCCTCGCCGTCATCCCGTAGCCATGCCTCTTTAACGACCAGACCCGCGAGTTTCAGCAGGTCGCCGCCGCAGAACAGGACTTCCATGATCTGCCGTTTCCCCTCACGGTTGAACAACCGCCCGTCTTCCGTAAAGTTATCCCCGTAGAACGATGCCATTGGTTTGTTCCTGCCTGATTTTTTTGATTTGTTCACGGACGCCGCGAGGAGTGCAAAGATATCCATACCCACCACGTTCTTTAGGAAGGCTGATGTGGTACGCCAGCACGGACGGCCATTCGTCCAGGTGCAGCTTCAGGTATTCGACCGCTGCCGGGGGGAATGGTGGCCGGAAGGTCAACTCTGCCCACTGCCCCCGAAATGATACCGCTGGTGCTTTTCGACGATCTTCTCCAGCACCGTGAGTCTCAGTTCGACCGCTTCGAGCTTATCTATCGGGTCCGGTTCTTTCGCAGCCATCGGGCGGTAGGGTCCCCCTGCATCGGGGTCCTGTGGCTGTTCCGCGGGCGGTTCCTGCTGCTTTGTTTCCTGCTTTTTCGGTTCTAGTTTTTTTGACATTATTATCCTCCTTTCACTTGTCGATACATACAGTAACACCGGCACCCGGGGAACCGGGGGGGCTCCTGATCACCGGACGGAAACGCTTCATCCAGCGGGATCCAGCCGGCGGCCTCGTTCTCTGCGCACCCGTCGCTCACGCGGTCGTCGTGCGAGGTAGTCCACTGCTTTTCCATGGCGATCCCTTCGTCCTCGATGGACTGCGCGAAAGCATGGTTTCCCGCCTCGTAAGCGCGTGCTGATTCTGTCACGGCAATGAGTTGGGCACGATCACGGCTGATCGGTTCATCGTAGAGCTTCTGGATCTCGCGGGCGGTGGTGTTGTAGCTCCAGCCTTCATCAAGGCCGGTGGTGATCACCTGTTTCAGGCTATCGGCAGTCGTCTGCTGGATGTCCTTGATATAATCGACAGAGCCGCCGTTCTTCCGCATCCACGCAACCGCCCGGGGGTTCGAAAGGGTGAACGTGGTTTTCGGATCAAACAATCCCAGCTGCTGCTGGAGCTGTGCCGCGCCTTTGACCAAGGCG